TCCGCGATGATGCTGCGGCCGTTTTCCTCGGTCCTGCTCGGCTTCGCGTTGGCAATCTTCCCGTAGTCGTCGGGGAACATATCGAACAACACCTGCCGGTCGATTTGCTTGACCCGGTGCATCTGGCGCGGCGTGCCATAAAGCGACTCTACGTCGTCAACAAATATCTCGCTGGACATAACGCGCTCATGGCAAACGCGCCCACCCTTGGCGAAGACGTGAATGAAACCGTCGCCCCAGACGGCTGCATCGCGGAACACCACGCGGCCCAACTCATGCGTGCTGTTTTCGTAGAATACGCCGTCAAGGAAGGCGTTTAGCTTCTTGGCCTCGCGCTGCTTCTTGTAGTCGCCGCCGGAAGTCAGAAAGAACGGCCGAGGACGGTTGCGCGTAATTTTCGCCACCACCGTATCCACAACGCTCTGAACCAGGTTGTAGCTGATGCGGTCTCGCAATGCCGGCTGCTGCGCTGCCAGCTTGCTGAACGATACGCCCGCAAGCGTCGTCGGCGACAGGTTGCCGTAGAGGCGGGCCGACACAATCCACTGCGTTGCTCGAAACGACTGTGCATCACGAATCAGATTGAGCGTGCCGGCTACGGAGTCCGCACATTCCTGTCCCTTGAGCATCCACCATCGACGCTCCTTGTTGTCCGGCAACTTGCCGGGAACACCAGACTTTTCGCCGCCAATGGTGAAGTCTCGGAACTCAATGGGCATGACGCATCATCCTCTTCCGCTTTTTGACGCCGTACATTTGCCCAAGCATGCGGAAGGCATCCCGCTCCTGGTCCGGCGTCATTTCGGGATACCATACCTTACACAACTGTCCCATAACCAGCATACGCTCTTCCGGCATGAGCGGGGACAATTCATTGAACCACGGCCGCAGGCCAACGCTAAACAAGGCAACAAGCTGCTCTTGATGCGTAAACCCGGCCCACAATGCCGCACGAATCAAGTGCTCGCGGCTGTTCATTCGCGCCTTCTCTTCCGGCGTTGCAACCTGTTGCTCATCCATCATGCACCGTCCCTGCGTTAGACGAACAAAGGTCATGCGAACAACCGTGCAAGCACCCGGCGTCCGAATGGTCTGTCGACCAAGGATGCCCGCACGCACACATTGAGCCGGTGGCCTCCTCAAACGCCCCCTGCGGCTCCATTGGAATCGTAAACCCGTTGGGTGATGAGGGAGGGCCACCAAGCTCAATTTCCAAGTCTTTCACAACAAGCCGTTTGAGTCCATGCTCTCGCATGAACGCAACCCATGAGGCCACGTCCTTTTGAGTCACGGCTTCACCCGCAACGGCTCACCCTCGGAACGCCGACGAAGCAACTCTTCCGCCGCATCCCACACCTTCTTCTTTGCATACTCAAAGGTCTCGGCCTTGCCGGAAAGGCGTTGCAAAACATCCGGCTCACAAGGGCAAATCCACGTTGACGGCAAACCGTACTGTTCATTAACCAACCCGGTTGGCCGGACGTACCAAACAAAGTCGCCGTCGTGCGAGTCTTCCGAAACCTTGACGATGGTCGCCAAAAAGCCGTTCGGATAGGAAATCCACGTCAGACGAGTCTGCCACTCGTTGTGCAAGAGCATGCGAGTCGCGGCGAGCGAACGGTGCAGCGCCTCGACAATCTCCTCCGCGCCTTTCACGCCCGCCAAGGTGCTGATGGCCGATTTAATGTCTGCCGCTGCGCCTTGGTACTGCTGCATATCGCTTACGTCTCCTGCCATAGAGCCATCTCCTGTTCTTGGTATCGCTTCTCTTCCAACTGTTGCTCCAAAAATCTCTCCGCTTCCAACATCATCCAGTCTGACTCGCTGTGTCCGTAGCGCAAGCCGTTTGGCTGCAACGTATTCGCAAGGTACTGGTAGCAGTGCCTCCAAGCGTAAAGCAGGGCGTCCGTGCTGTGGTTTGCGCATCCGGGGTGCTCCTCTCTTCTCGGCAGCACGCGCTCGTCCCACACCAGGTTCATCATTTCGTCTATCAGCGACTCGCCGCCCTTGCGGTGAATCTTGACAAAGCCGCTGATAAGGTCGCCGTTCATAATCTCAATGAAGTCGGCCTTGCCCTGTTTTTGCGCGGCCGTCAACGGAATGTCGTGGCGTCGACGTATCTCTTCGACCGCCTGCTTGTTCGCGTTGTCAATGATGATGCTGTCGAACTGAAACCGCCCCATCAGCTTGTGCGTTCGGTCGGCTACCTCAGTAATGTCGCAACCTTGCTTCTTATCGGCGCCCAAGACGTACAGCGTGCGGTCCGCGTCATGGTACGCGCACACCACCCATGCGGTCGGGTCGTTGAAGCCCAGGTCGATGCCAAGAACGTAATGCCAACGGTTACCGCCACGGAGTACCGGCAGCTCGTCAAACACGTTCCGGCTGGCGTCGAACTTGTAGACCAGCTTGCTGTCGTCGGTAACCCACTTGCCGAGGTAGTGCTGCTGAAACAGCGGCGTCTGCTCAATGGCCGGGTTCGCCAGGCGCAGGTCCTCAATCTCAGCCTTCCACTTGTCGGCCATGTGCGGATTGTCAAATGCCGACCAACGGTGGCACGACCATCCCATCTTCTCCCAACGTCCCGGCGTTGACGGGTCCTGTCCGATGGTCAGCTCGTAGAACAGACCGCGCTTCATATTTCCCGGCGTTCCAATCATCGCAATCACGCCGCGATAATCGGCCGTTGCCGGCTTCAAGATGCCGTACACCATTTCGTGCAGGTCGACGTTGTACGAAGCCGCCTCGTCAATCACGACCGCCTTGAACTTCTGGCCGAGGGCTTTGTCTTTTTCCTGCTCGTCGGCGTCCATGCCAAGAAGGTAGATGACCGACCCGTTCGGCAGGGTGATGCTCAACTCAGTCTCGTTGAACCGGCACTGTAACCCCTGTTCGCGGTCGATGGTCTTGAGCACGTCTTTCCACATGATGCGCTTGGCCGAGGCCCGCGTCAGCGCAACGTACAAACATGACACGTTCGGCTGCGACCAGGCTTCACGGAACAACATCAAGCCGGCGCCGTAGGACTTGCCAGAACGGCGCGTACACAGCACCGCCTTGAGGCGTGCAGGGTCTTCAAGAAACGCCGTCTGCGCGGCAAACACCGGGTCGTAAAACTTTGGCTCCTTCTTCTCGGCCGCAACCAGCGCAAAAAACTCCGACCGCTCGGCCGGGGTCATCTTGGCGACCAAGGCTTCTAACTCGGCCGGGGTAAGGTTCATGCGGCTTCCCCGAATATTATCCCCACGGCCTTTTCAGCGCCAGCCACCGCATCTTCCAGCGTGTCACAACGACCAACGAGCAACGCCTCGGATATGAAAATCTTGTTGTGCGGAGGTGCAGAAATCGTCCAGCGGCAGGCGCCCAAAACCTCCATGTGGACCGCCTTGATGAGCAGGTCGTTGTGCAGCGCCACCCAGTATTCGCGAAACGGCGTCTGCCAGGGGAGGCTCACCGGCTCATGGCGGGACTCCATGACAATCCGATGCACTTCGCGCTCGCCAATGTTGCTGGCAGGGATTTGGGATAGGACAGTAATCTCGGAGCAGATGCTTTCGATGTTGGGCATGACTCTACTTCGCCCAGTCTTTCATGCCGTCAACGTTCTCAAGCGCAATTCTCCATAGTCGCTTAAACACGCCGGACAGCATGGCAATGTCCTTTAGGGAGCAGCCGTGAATGTAACCGCCTTCACCAAAGTGATTATGCGAACAGCCGTCAAACCGTATTGTCCCGGTCATCAACGGCAGCGCATCGTCCAACGACTCGGTTGGCTCCAGCGCACCAGGGCCGTCTTGCTTTTTTGTGTAAACAGGCTTGTCGTCGTCGTCCCATCCGTAATGCGAATAGACCTCGTAGTCCATCCACGACTTGCCGGACGTTCGCGTGCGGGCCGTGACGCTAAACTCGTCCCAAACTTCAACTTTCCACTCTGGCTCACTCATCTGCACCTCATGCCGTCGCTTCGGCGGAGGCAGTATGACGAAGACTGGCGCGGTGTCAAGTAGTGCTACGCTGTAGGGAAGGGGGGGTTATGTGTTGGGGGGGGTATATATATACAGTAAACACCACAGAACGATGGTACCCCCCCCCGCCTTCTCGGACAAGCCTCG